ATCATCGCCGCACACGGAAAGCTTCAACAGTGAAGCAACTTCGTATGTGTCCGCACTTGTGACCCTCGTCAAGGGTTTCTTGCACCAGGCAGCTGTTACTGACAGAAACATCGCAGTGCCATTCAACAAAGCGTTCGCTAACGCAGTGTCGTCACGGCCACTTGCATTCATTATTCGCCCGGTGTATTTGAAGTTCCCCAAGGTGCCTTTTGGGGCTCTCCAAGCGTCCAGAACTCTCAAAAAGTCCTTGTCGTGCTGATGCTGGCGATAGAAGGCCTCCACAAATTTCCACGATTGGCTGTTATGACTGGCGTCGTACATACTGTAATCAGACCAAAAGTAGAATCTGGGCCCCATGCTACTAAACATCTCCAACCACGACTGTAACTTCTCTGGACCTGTGCTACCATAAAAGAGGAAGTTGTCCTTGTGCCATTGCTGTTTCAGCCAATCCATATATGGCTTGATCTTCGGTCCAGCAATGCAATGAGTGACATCATTCGGGGCATTGATCAGCCTCGCAATTTGTCTCTCCAAGGGAAACAACGCACCATCCTCCTTTCTGTACCCAGGGAGTGGCTCGTCCTTCATGAACGACTTGAATTTGGCGTATCTCTTTCGCCAGCCAGTCTCCCTATACATCTGCATGGCCTCAGTGAGCGCCCGCCTACGCTTAGCTGGCATGCTTGCCAACCAGTCCTCTTGCGTCAATTCTTCTGGCGGGGTCTCGTAGTGAGGCCATAGTATGCTGATGAACCTAGCAGCCCAGTCCCAGATGCCCTCTTCAGGTTTAGGGGCCATCATGAACATCCGACCAAGTAGGGATCCACATGCCATATAGTCATTTTTCGCGGTCATCATGATCGGTGCTCCAGAAATCACCGGTCCAACCACTCTATAGGCATAACGGACTTCCTCCTCGACGTGCTGTCGCAACACTTCGAGGTCGTCCTTCTCTACATCAATCCACTTCGATCGGGGCTGTCTTTCTCTCAGCACTCTCGGCGCGACGGTAGCTCTTATCTTAATCGCGCCGGCGGGCAAGACCGCACTCGCGATCTTACTCTCTTTTGGCCTGCAGGTGGCCCTCTTCAACCAGACCTGTCCACAAGGTCCGCCTGCGCTTTCCAGCCCTTGCTGGACGTCGCTGCCTAGGGGGCAAACGTAGCCCGTCAACTTCAGGCTCCACAGGCACTGCGCACAAACTCGGTGTTTCCACTTGTACTTCATTACAAGCGGAGGATCACGACCGCAGCTTCGGCAGCACCGGGGATGCCCTCCCTAGTAAGCGGTATAGGTGGCCGCCTCAACCCCCATCAGGAGGCTGGTAACGCGGCGCACCTCTGCCAGTGCAGCCACAGCTGCCACTGGATCGAAACCATCCGGAAGCGTGCCATCTTCAAAGGCATTCAACGTCTGGTCTCGCACCGTGTTGATCTGCGCGACCAACTCCGGCTCGGCCCCCTTCGCCAACTGGGCGAAGACAACACGATACCAACACTTCTTGTTGGGCATCGTAGTGGGGTCTGGCATCACCGTGCGCTCACTGGTGAAACACACCTCTTGCACACGGAAATCCACAAGCGGGATCTTCGACCCCACGGCGTGCACATAGGAATGCACATCCCTCGCAAGCTGGAAGACCAGGTAATCGGCGTTATCGAAACGCACGCCGACTGGGTCCCGCAGCTTGTAGGCACAGCCGCTGGTCCTTATCACACCGACCCATTCCGGGTTGTAACAGCCGTTAGTGAAGTACCTCTTGTCCTTCACCGACACGGCATC